ATGAAATGGGCCGGATGGATGATGGCTGCGGGCGGGCTGGCTTTGGTGAGTGGGCCGGTGATGGCGGCTTCGCTGAGCAGCAAGGAGCGGGCGCGGGTGGCTCGCGCTGCGCCGCGGGATCGGGATGATGTGCGCTATTGTCTGCTCCAGGCGAAGAAGGGGCGGGACAAGGGGACGGTGATCGGTGCGGCTGGTGGTGCTGGCGTTGGTGCGCTGGCTGGGGGGAATTTGGGCGAGTCCTTGCTGGCCGGTGCGGCGGGGGCTGTGGCCGGGCGCGTGATCGGGAAGAGCGAGGGGACGAATTCGGCCTGCGATCGGGTTTTGGCTCGGAATCCTTAGAGTTTTGGGAGGGGGCGGTCCCCTCTCCAGGTTTCGCTAGGCAGCTTGCTGCCAAGCTTCACCATCCTCCCCCCATTGGGGGGAGGATTTTTTGTTGGGGTGGGGTTTATGAAATTTTTCGGGGTGAAGGCGGCGCGGGAGAGTGCGCGGCCGGTGTTGGCGCGGGCATGGGGTTCGGGTGGTGTGGCCTTGGGGGAGTGGCCCGCCAGCTATGAGGCGCAGGTGCGGGCCGGGGTGGTCGGCAATCCGGTGGCGCAGCGGGCCTTGCGGTTGGTGGCGGAGGGGGCTGGCGGGACGGCTCTGGTCGTCGGCGGCGTGGGCGAGGATGATCGGCGGCGGGTGAAGGCGTTGGTGATGCGCTGTTCTTCTGGGCAGTCGCTGGTGGAGACGCTGGCGAGCCATTTGCTGCTGCATGGCAATGCCTATGTGCAGGTGATGGTCGGCGCGGATGGCGTGCCGGTGGAGCTTTATGCGTTGCGGCCGGAGCGGGTGAGTGTCGAGGCGGATGCGCGGGGGTGGCCGGCGGCTTACCTCTATCGCGTGGGGGAGAGCGTGACGCGGCTGTCGCCGGAGGATGGGAGCGGGCGGACGGGGATCGTCCATCTGAAGGCGCTGCATCCGCTGGACGATCATTATGGGTTGGGTTGCGTCGGCGCGGCTGCGGGAGCGGTGGCGATCCACAATGCGGCGACGGTTTGGAACAAGGCTTTGCTGGACAATGCGGCGCGGCCTTCGGGGGCGATGGTCTATGATCCGGGTGACGGGTCGGTGATGGCGCCGGACCAGTATGAGCGGGTGAAGCGGGAGATGGAGATCGCCTTTTCGGGCGCGGCCAATGCCGGGCGGCCGATGCTGCTGGAGGGTGGGCTGGACTGGAAGGCGATGAGTCTGACGCCTGCGGAGATGGATTTCGTGGGGCTGAAGGCGGCGGCGGCGCGGGAGATTGCGCTCGCTTTCGGGGTGCCGCCGATGCTGATGGGGCTGCCGGGGGATAATAGCTACGCCAATTATCGCGAGGCCAATCGGGCGCTGTGGCGGCAGACGATCCTGCCGTTGATGGCGAAGATTTGCGGCGGGCTGGCGCAGGGGTTGCAGGGGTGGTGGCCGGAATTGTGCCTGAATGTCGATCTGGATGCGGTGCCTTCGTTGTTCGAGGAGCGGAGTGCGCTTTGGGAGCGGGTTGGGGCGGCGGACTTCCTGTCGGCGGAGGAGAAGCGGGCGGTTTTGGGAATTGGGTGAGGGGGTTCTGGCGGTTTCTCGACTTCGCTCGAAACGAACGGGTGTGGGATTGGAGGCGGGCGATGAAATATGATGGGGAGATGCTGGCGCGGTTGGTCGCGCAGGCTGAGGCGCAGCCGGTGGCGGCGGACATGCTGATGATCCGGGCGCTGATCGAGGAAGCGAGCGAACTGGGCGTTGGGCGGGCGTTGGAGCGGTTGGGGCTGGCGGATCGTGGCGCCGGGGACGATGTGCGGGAATTGCGCGAGCTGCTGGGCGCCTGGCGCGACGCGAAGAAGGCGGCGCGGGGGGCTGTGGTCGCGTGGGTCGTGCGGGTGGTCATGGCTTTGCTGCTGTTGGGGATGGCGGTGAAGCTGGGGCTGGCGGGGCTGGTGCATGAGTGACGTGCGGTTCGCCGGATATGCGGCGGTGTTCGACCGGGTGGACCGGGGCGGCGACGTGGTGCGGGCGGGGGCCTTTGCCGGGGTGGCGGCGGGGGTGCCTTTGTTGTGGCAGCATCGGCCGGGGGAGGTGATCGGGACGGTCGAGAAGGTCGAGGAGGATGCGCGGGGGCTGCGCGTGATCGGGCGGGTTTCTGGGCGGACTGCGGCTGGGCGGGAGGCTGGGAGGGCGCTTCGGGAACGGGCGGTGGATGGGCTGTCCTTTGGCTATCGGGTTCGGGAGGCGCGGGGGGTTTCGCCAAGGGAATTGCTGGAGTTGGAGGTGGTGGAGGTCAGCGTCGTGACGCATCCGATGCAGGATTTGGCGCGGGTGATTGCGGTGGAGGGGGGCGAGCAATCCCCCTCTTCCAACTTCGCCTAACCGGCAGAGCCGGTAAGGCTTCGTATCCTTCTCCCCCAGGGGAGAAGGTTTTGCAGGGGTGCTCCGTTGGGGCGCCCCTTTTTCGTGGGAGTGGTGGATGACGGATCAGTTGGAAGCGAGCTTTGACGCGGTGGTGCAGGGTGAGCGCATCGCCGGGCTGGAGAATGAGGTCGCGGCGTTGAAGGGGGCTTTGCTGGTTCAGCAGAGGCCCGCGCTGGATGGCGTGAAGGGCGGGGCGGTCGATCCGCGTCGGGCCGCCTTTGTCGAGCGCTATGTGCGGCAGGGGTTGGAAGCGGGCGTCGAACTGAAGAGCTTTTCCGGGGCGAGCGGTGGCGCGGGCGGTTATGCGGTGCCGCGGGAGATCGATCAGATCATCGATGCGACGCTGAAGGGGATTTCTCCCATTCGCGCCATCGCCAATGTCGTGCGGACGGGGTCGGCGGGTTATCGCAAGCTGGTGACGTCGGGCGGCATCGTGTCGGGCTGGGCCAGCGAGACGGGGGCGCGGGCGGAGACGGCCACGCCCAGTTTCAATGAGATCGTGCCGCCTTCGGGCGAGCTTTACGCCAATCCGGCGGCGTCGCAGGCGATGCTGGACGATGCGCGGTTCGATGTCGAAGGCTGGCTGGCGGGGGAGATTGCCCGCGAGTTCGCGGCGGCGGAGGGTGCGGCCTTCGTCAACGGCAATGGGACCAACAAGCCGAAGGGTTTCCTGACCTATACGGCCACCAATGAGGCTGACAGCGTGCGGGCCTTCGGGTCGCTGCAATATGTGGCTTCGGGTGCTTCGGGGGCCTTTGCGGCGAGCGGGCCGGACAAGCTGATCGATCTGGTGCAGGCGTTGCGGGCGCCTTACCGGCAGGGGGCCTGTTTCGTGATGAATTCGGCCACGCTGGCGGTCATTCGCAAGATGAAGACCAGTGACGGGGCGTTTATCTGGCAGCCTTCTTTGGCGGCGGGGCAGCCGGCGACCCTGCTGGGTTATCCGGTGGTCGAGGCCGAGGATATGCCGGATCTTTCGGCCGGGTCGATGTCGATTGCCTTCGGTAATTTCCAGGCGGGCTATGTGATCTCCGAACGCAGTGAGACGAGCATTTTGCGCGATCCGTTCAGCAACAAGCCGTTCGTCCACTTTTACGCGGTGAAGCGGATCGGCGGGGCTGTGGCGAATTCGGAGGCGATCAAGTTGATGAAGTTCGCGGCGTCGTGATCTCCCCCTCTTCCAACTTCGCCTAACCGGCAGAGCCGGTAAGGCTGCGTATCCTTCTCCCCCAGGGGAGAAGGTTTTTGGGGGCGTCCTGTGGGCGTCCCCCTTTTTGTTGGGGAGGGGCCATGTTGGCGGATCTCAAGGCCTGGTTGCGGATCGGGTCGGATGATGAGGATGGCGTGCTGGAGCGGCTGTTGGGGAGCGCTTCGGGGCTTTGCGAGCAGTTTATCGGGCAGTGGCTGGTGGTGCGGGACGCCGCCGAGACCATCGTGGCGGACGGGAGTTGGCAGAGGCTGACGGCGCGGCCGGTGGTGGCGATATTGGGGGTGGAGGTGGATGGCGTTGCTTTGGCGCCGGGCGCCTATGCGGTCGATATCGATGCTTCGGGCGATGGCTGGGTGCGGGCGCGGCTGGTGGATGGGCCGGGCAAGGTGACGGTGCGTTATCGGGCGGGGCTGGCGGCGGATGTCGAGGGGCTGCCTGAGGCGATCCGGCAGGGGATCGTGCGGCTGGCGGCGGAGCATTTCACGGCGCGGGACGGGGAGGTGGCGACGCCGCCTGCGGTGGTCAGCGCGCTGTGGCGGCCCTGGCGGCGGATGCGGCTGGCGTGAGGGCGCGGCTTTGGGCGCTGGTGGAGGAGCGCATCGCGGCGCGGCGGCGGGGGATTGCTGCGGCGGCTTTGGCGGCCGGGGTTGAGGACGCTGTGGTCGAGGGGGAAGTCGTGCGCTTGGCCGGGGTTGGGCTGAGGCGGCGGTGGATGGGCGATCTGGCGCTTCGGGAAGCGGGGAGAGGGCGATGAGCGCGGAGGTGGCGGTGCGCGGGGCGCTGGTGGCGGCGCTGCGCGGGGATGCGGCGTTGATGGCGGGGCTGAACGGGTTGTTCGACGGTGCGCCGGGGCGGGCCAGTGCGCCTTATGGCGTGGTGGGGGATTGTGTCGCGCTGGATTGGGGCGCGAAGGATCTGGATGGGCGGGAGTTGGTGGTGACCGTCAGCCTGTTCGATGTCGGGGAAGCGCCTGTGCGGCTGGCGGGGTTGTTGGCGCGGGTGGATGCCGTGGTGCGGGCGGTTGGGCTGGTTGGCGGCTGGCGGGTCGTCGGGGCGCGGCTGGTGCGGTCGCGGGTGGCGCGGACGGGCGCGCGGGACGGGTGGCAGGCTTTGGTGGATTATCGGATGCGGGTGGTGGGGGTTTAGGGGATACCCAGGTGCAGAGGCGCGACCTGCGTATTTCCCCTCCACCACGCTGGGCGTGGTCCCCCTCCCCATCTGCGATGGGGAGGATTTTTTGGGTCAGGATTTGGAATAGTCTTCGAATTCGCCGAGGATCTTGTCCCTATATTCGCTGATCTGGTCGTCTGCGTCGGACTGGGCGGCCTTTTCCGACATGCCGCCGGACTTGTCCTCTGCGACGATGGCGGCGCGGAAGGCGGCTTCCTTGGCGCCGCATTCCGTCTTCAGCGTGGCCTGGAAATCGGCGAGCGTCAGTTTCTTGTCAAGCGCGGGCTGGACCTGTTTGGACAGGCATTCCGAATAGGCCTTGCGGCCGTTGCCGACGGGGTCGCCGCTTTGCGGGGCGGCGGCCAGCAGCAGCATCAGGGGGGCGGTCACGAACATTTCAGGTCTCTCTCCAAATCCCGAATCTTGCACGGTTTATCGTAGAGGAGAATGCGCCATGGGCGTGGAAAAAGGAAGCGCGTTTCTGTTGAAGATCGGGGATGGCGGGGCGCCGGTCGCCTACGCCACCGTGGCGGGGATGCGCACGACGCAATTGTCCGTCAACGGCGAGGCGGTGAACGTCACCAGCAAGGATTCGGGCGGCTGGCGCGAATTGCTGTCGGGCGCGGGGGTGCGGTCGGTCAGCGTGTCGGCGGCGGGCATCTTCACAGGATCGGCGGCGGAGGTGCGGCTGCGCAACCATGCGCTGGCGGGGACCATCGGCGATTATGAGCTGAGTTTCGAAAGCGGCGAGAAGATGCGCGGGCGGTTCCTGGTGACGCGGCTGGACTATGCCGGGGATTATAATGGGGAGCGCAACTATGCGCTGAGCCTGGAGAGTTCCGGGCCGGTGGTGTCGCTGTGAGCGGGGCGGCGAATGGCGCTCGGGGCGAGGCGGCGCTGGAACTGGGTGGGGAGCGCTTTGTGTTGCGGCCCAGTTTTGCGGCTTTGGTGGCGGCTGAGGAGGAATTGGGGCCGTTGTTCGCGCTGGTGGAGCGGGCGGCGGACGGGAAGCTGTCGCTTGGCGAGATGGCGGGGCTGTTCTGGCATTGTCTGGCGGAGCCGCCTGCGGGGTTGACGCGGGAGGCTTTGGGCGAGGCGATTGTCGGCGTGGGGTTGGCGAAGCTGACGCCTGTGTTGCGGGGGATTTTGGCGCAGATTTTGGGGGGACAATGAGCTTTTTCAAAGCGGCGGCGCGGCTGGCCGGGGTCGCGGGGTGGTTGCTGGGGTGGCGGCCGGAGGAATTCTGGCGGTCTACGCCGGCGGAACTGGAGAGCGTTTTGCGGGCGGCTCGTGGTGGGGAGGCGTCGGAGGTGGGGATGGATCGGGGGGAGTTGGAGAGATTGCGGGTTGGGATGCCGGATTGAGGCGCTTCGTTTCTCGACTTCGCTCGAAACGAACGGAGGTTGGGTGACTTTGTTACTCGGCTTTGGGCTGTCCTAAGGGCTTGAAACGAACGGTGGGTGTGGGGTGAGCCCCCACCCCAACCCCTCCCCTGAAGGGGAGGGGCTTTTTGGTTTTTCCTTTGGGCTTTGGAGGGTGGGATGGACGAGGAAATCGACAATCTGATCGTGCGGGTGCGGGCGGATCGGCAGGCCTTTGCTCAGGATGTCGAAGCCATGTGCGGGGAGTTGGAAGGGCCTCTTGCCACGGGCGCTGAGCGGGCGGGGCGGCGGATCGAGCGGGAGTTGTTGCGGGCCGCCCGGTCCGGGAAATTCGGGTTTGAGGAGCTGAAGGCCGTCGCTTTGCGGGTGCTGGATGACATTGCGGCCAGCGCCTTGCGGGCCGGGATGAGCAAAATCGGTGGCGATGGCGGGCTGATCGGGCTGGCGGGGGCCGTGTTGGGCTTGCCGGGGCGGGCGACTGGCGGGCCGGTTGCGCCGGGGCGGGCCTATGTCGTGGGGGAGCGGGGGCCGGAGGTCTTCGTGCCGACGGCGAGCGGGCAGGTCGTTCCCAATGGCGGTGGTGGCGCGCGGGATGTGCGGGTGAGCATCGCGGTGCAGGGGCAGGGGGCGGATAGTGCGCGCCTGCTTTCGCGCAGTGCGCGGCAGGTGGCTCGCGCGGTGAGGGGGGCGATAGGCGGATGAGTGGGCTTGGCTATTGGCTGGCGGATGCGCGGCGGGGGCAGGAAGCGCGGTTCGTGAAGCGGTTTTCGCCTGCTTATTGGACCGTCAATTTTCCCAGGCCGATGATGGCGAGTGTCGTTACCACCGCGCCGGATGCTCTGCGGGTGGATGCTGTTTTCTATGGGTCGGGGGATCTGGCGGGGCTGATCTGGGAGGCGGAGGACAAGTGGAGTCATGCTCTGCTGGCCTATGAGACGGATCGGGATTTTCGCGATTGCGTGTTGCGCTTTCGCTGGCGGAGCGGGGGGCTGCGGCGGCTGGATGAGACGCATGGGCCTACGCTGACCATCGAGGGGCGGGATGCGGCGGGCGTGCCGCGTAGCTGGTATGTGCGCTTGTGGAATTATGCGAGCGGTGGGGCGGAAGATGCTGTCGTTACGCTGGATTTTGCCCATCTGAAGAGCGGCTTTCTGTTGAGTGGGGGGGAGCCGGTCTGGGCGGGGGATGTGGACAGGATGTTCATCTCGCTCGTCGCGCCGGGTTATGATGCGGGGAGTGCCGCCTTTGCCGGAGGGGTTGAGGGATGGTGTGAGCTTTCCGGGATAAGGTGCGATGGGGCCGGGTCGGTGCTGGCGGTGGGCGATGCGGTCTTGCCGGAGCATGGGCTGTCGATGGCGACGGGCTATGACGATTGCTTCAACCAGACGCCGGAGCGGATCGTTGGTTCGATCCATGCGCTGGGCTATCGTGGGGACATCAACCACTATGTCGGGATGAGCCATTATTTCCGGCTCGAACCGGTGGGGGGCGGGCTTTACGTCAGTCTGGCGGGGGGCGTGCTGAATGCGCCCTGTGCGGCCTGGCATGGGGATTTTGCGCGGCGGGCCAAGGCGCTGGGGCTGGGGGTGATCTGGTCGCTTTCCTATGAATTGTTCGATGCGCATTGCTGGAACGACTGGAAGCAGCGGGCGGAGGATGGTTCGCCCGCGCTGACGGGGTGGTCGCCGCCTTCGACCTTGCTCTCCCCTGCGCATGACGGGGCGATGGGCTATTTGCGGGTGGTGGCGGAGGCCTTTGTTTCCATTGGCTTGGCCGCCGGGATTTCGATCAAATTTCAGGTGGGGGAGCCGTGGTGGTGGGTGATGCCGGGCGATGGGCGCATCTGCCTGTATGACGATGCGGCGCGGGCGGTCTTTGGCGGTTTGCTGGTTTCGATTGCGGATGTCCGGGGGGCTTTGAGTGGGCCTCAAAAGGCTCTGCTGGATCGGGCGGGGGAGGTGTTGGCGGCTTCCACGGCGGCGCTTTGCGCCTGGGTGAAGGGGGTCGCGCCGGGGGCGGTGACGCATTTGCTGGCCTATCTGCCGACGGTGCTCAATCCGGCTGCGCCGGAGGCGAAGCGGGCGAACATGCCGTTGGGGTGGGCTTCACCTGCCTTCGATGTGTTGCAACTGGAGGATTATGACTGGGTGACGGAGGGGCGGGAGCGGCTCACGGCGCTGGGGGTCGAACTGGCGGTCGGGCGGCTGGGCTATCCTGTCGAGGAGCAGCATTATTTTTCGGGCTTCGTGCTGCGCGGCGAGGATGCCGTGCAATGGCGGGAGATTGCGGCGGCGGCGGATGCAGCGGTGAAGCGGGGGACGGCGGCGGTCTTTATGTGGGCATTGCCGCAGGTGGCGCGGGATGGCTTCACCTGCTTCAGATTGGGTGGGGAGGATGATGTGCAGGCCTTTGACGATGTGGCTTTTCCGCTGGCGATAGGGCGGGAGGCGAGCGTGGCTCCGGCCTTTTCCACGCAGGTCGTGGAGAGCGTTTCCGGGCATGAGCGGCGGAGCAGCGATTGGGCGGATGCGCGGCTTTCCTTCGATGCGGGGCCGGGGGTCAGGTCGGAGGCGGATATGGCGGCTTTGATCGCTTTTTTCCGGGCGCGGCGGGGGGCTGCGCGGGGTTTCCGGTTTAGCGATCCTTATGATGATCGCAGTTGCGGCGTGGGTGGCGTGCCGGGGCCTTTGGACCAGCGGTTGGGGCTGGGTGACGGGGTGCGGGCGGAGTTTCCCTTGCAGCGCTTTTATGGGCTGGGTGAGGAGGCGCAGGCGCGGCGGATCACGCGGCCGGTGGCGGGCACCATTCGCGTCGCCGTGGATGGGGTCGAGATGGTCGGGGGGTGGAGCCATGTGGGGTTGGGGGTGATCGCCTTTGACGTCGCGCCGGTTGAGGGGGCGGTGTTGACGGCGGGCTTTCGGTTCGATGTGCCGGTGCGTTTTGCGGAGGATCGGCTGGACATCAATCGGGCGACCTTTGCGGCGGGGGAAGCGCCTTCGGTGCCTTTGGTGGAGATACGCGAATGAGTGGGCTGGAGGCTTTGGAGAGGCCGCTGGCGACTTTGGCCTTTTGCTGGCGGATCGAGCGGCGGGACGGGGTGACGATCGGGCTGACCAGCCATGATCGGGACTTGGCAATTGGGCATGTCCTGTATCGGGCTGCGCCGGGGATGACGCCTTCCGCCGTGCGGAGCGGGATCGGGGTCGAGGGGAGCGATGCCGATGTGGAGGGGGCTTTGACGGCGGATGCGATCAGCGAAGCCGATCTGATGGCGGGGCGCTGGGATGGGGCTGCGCTGGAGTTGCGGCTGACGGAGTGGGAGGCTCCGGGGGATTTGTGGTTGTTGCTGGCGCGGGGGGAGATTGGCGCGGTGGCGCGCAAGGCGGGGGCTTTCACGGCGGAACTGGTGGGGGCGATGGCGGCTTTGAAAGCGCCGGTTGCGCCTTCGACTTCGCCGGATTGCCGGGCGGCGTTGGGGGATCGGCAGTGCCGGGTCGATCTGGCCGGGCGGCGGCGGGTGGTCGTCGTGGCGGGGGTCGAGGATACGATTGTCGCTGTGCCGGGGGTGGTGGCGGGGGCCTATGCCTTTGGGACTTTGCGGTGGTTGACCGGGGCCAATGGCGGGATCGTGCAGGGGGTGGTGGATAATGACGGCGGGGCGCTGACTTTGGTCGATCCGCCGCCTTTTGCGGTGGAGGCCGGGGCCTTGGCTTTGTTGACCGAGGGGTGTGACCGGCAGTTGGCGACCTGTGCCGGGCGGTTCGGCAATGCGGTGAACTTTCGGGGGGAGCCTTATCTGCCGGGAACGGATTTGCTGACGCGCTATCCGGGGGCGGCTTGAGCGCGGTTGTCGCGGCGGCGCGGGCCTTGGTGGGCGTTCGTTTCCGGTTGCATGGGCGGGTGCCGGAGCGGGGGCTGGACTGTGTGGGGCTGGCCGCGCTGGTGCTGGGGCGGGCGGCTCCGCTGGGATACGGGCTGCGGTCGGGGGATGAGGGGCTGGCGGCGGAGTGGTTGCGGGCGGCGGGCTTGCGGCGGGTCGAAGCGGCGCGGGATGGCGATCTGGCGCTGGTGCGGCCGGGGCCTTTGCAGCTTCATCTGATGATCGTGGTGCCGGGCGGGCATGTTCATGCTCATGCGGGCGTGGGGCGCGTCGTGGAGATGCCGGGGGAATCGCCCTGGCCGGTGCTGGGATACTGGCGGCCAGAATAGCGGGCGGCGATTGGGAGATATTTTTATGGCGACGATTGTGTTGACCGCCCTTGGCACGGCCATTGGCGGGCCGCTGGGTGGCGCCATTGGCGGAATGATCGGCAATGCCTTCGATCATGCGGTGCTGTTCAAGCCCAAGGGGGTCGAAGGGCGGCGGCTGACCGAAGTGCAGGTGCAGACATCCACCTATGGTGCGCAGATACCGAAGCTGTTCGGGACGATGCGGGTGGCGGGAACGGTGATCTGGGCGACGGACCTGAAGGAGACGCGGCACAGGAGCGGCGGGGGCAAGGGGCGGCCGAGCGTCACCAGCTACAGCTATTCGGCGAGTTTTGCCGTGGCCCTGTCGGCGCGGGTCGTTCGGTCGGTGCGGCGCATCTGGGCGGACGGGAATCTGCTGCGGGGCGTGGCGGGGGACTTCAAGACGGAAGTCGGGGCCTTCCGGCTGCATGGCGGGGGTGAGGATCAGGCGGTCGATCCGTTGATCGCGGCGGCGGAGGGCGTGGGGCTGACGCCGGGGCATCGGGGGATCGCATATGCGGTGTTCGAGGATCTGGCGCTGGCGGATTACGGCAATCGGATTCCTTCGCTGACTTTCGAGGTCGAGGCGGATGAGGGGGCAGTTTCGGTTGCCGGGCTGGCCGCCGAGTTGAGCGGGGGGATGTTGACGGGCGAAGGACTGGGTTCGCTGGGCGGCATGGCGGCGAGCGGCGCGGATGTGGGCGATGCTCTGGCACCGCTGGTGGAGGCGTTCGGGCTGGCGCTGGTGGCGGATGATGGCGGGTTGCGTTTGCGCGCTTCCGGGACGGAAGGCGGGGCCGTGGTCGGCGGCGGCGGGCTTTGCCGGTCGGTGAACGGGCGGACGCTGGAGGGTTTTGAACAGTCGGGCGGCGCGGCCGATGGCGTGCCGGTGGCGCTTTCGGTGCGCTATTATGATGCGGAGCGGGATTATCAGGCGGGCGTGCAGCGCATCGGCAGGCCGGGGCCGGGGCGGCTGGAGCAGGGGATGGACCTGCCCGCCATGCTGACGGGCGAGGAGGCGCGGGCGCTGGCCGCGCGGAAGATGGGCATGGCCTGGACCGGGCGGGCGACGATGACTTTGCGGTGCGGGTGGGATGCATTGCGCCATGCGCCGGGGGATGTGGTGACGGTCGCGGGCGTGCCGGGGCTTTGGCGGATCGAGGAACGGGAATGGGAGGCGATGGCCGTGCGGCTGGCGTTGCGGCGCGTGCCGGGGGCTGGCGCGGCGATGCCGGCGGGGGCGTCCTCTGGCGCGGTCGTGCGGCAGGCGGACAGGCCGCATGGGCCGACGACGCTGATGCTGGCGGACTTGCCGCCGATCCGGGACGGGCTGGTGGCGGCGCCGGTCGTCGTGGCGGCGGCGAGCGGGGGCGAAGGGTGGCGCGGCGCGGCGCTGTTCGCGATCGGCGCTACGGGGGAGGCTATGCCTGTCGGGCGGACGGCGGGGCGAGCGGTGATGGGACGGCTGGACGCCCCGTTGCCTTCGGGAAGCGCGACGTTGATCGATGCCGTCCATGCCGTGCAGGTCAGGCTGCTGGCGGCGGACATGGAATTGAACGGGGCGGATGAGGCGGCATTGGCGCTGGGGCGCAACCTGTGCCTGGTCGGGCGGGAACTGATCCAGTTCAGCCATGCGGTGCAGACCGGGGAGGCGAGTTTCCGGCTGGAGGGGCTGCGGCGCGGGTTGTTCGGGACCGAATGGGCGATGGCGGTCCATGAAGTGGGCGAGGATTTCCTGCTGCTGGAGGAGGACCGGCTGGTCGAGCCGCTTGCTGCCTATGGCCGCGTGCCGGAGATGGGCGGGGCCGTTCGCCTCGCGGCCATCGGCGTGGGCGACAGCGAGCCGGGCGAAGCGTCCCTGACGGTGACGGGGGAAGCGGTCGTGCCGCCTTCGCCGGTCCATCTGGCGGCGCGGCCGGACGGGGCGGGCGGCTGGACCATCGGCTGGACGCGACGGAGCAGGAACGGGTGGCGCTGGACCAGCGGGACGGACGTGCCGCTGGGCGAGGATCGGGAGGAGTATGAACTGCGCCTGCTGGCCGGGGCGGACGAGTTGCGCCGGATCGTCACCGATCGACCCTTCTGGACCTATGACGCGGCGGCGGTGGCCGAGGATATGGGAAGCGCGGGCGAACGGGCGGTGGAGGTGCGGCAGATCGGTTCCCATGCGCTGGGACGGGCTGCGCGGCTGGTTCTGGCGGGCTGAACGGGAATTTCCCCTCTCAAACGAAAAGGACAATGGGATCATGACGATGGACTCGACCTTCCGCTGGGCCTTGCCCCAGCTTTTCGCCGGACAGGCGCAAAAGGAGATCTTCCACAATGAGGCGCTGGCGCGGGTCGACATGCTGCTGCACGGCGCGGTGGAAAGCGCGGACGAGCATGTGCCGCCTGCTTCGCCCGCGGTCGGCGCATGCTGGATTGTGGCGGCGGGCGCTTCGGGCGCGTGGGACGGGCGGGCGGGCGCCCTGGCCTGCTGGACCGAGGGGGGGTGGCGTTTTGCCGATCCCCGCGCCGGGCTTTCGCTGTGGATCGCGGACAGGGGGCATGCGATGTTGCATGACGGGACGGGCTGGCGGGATTGCGGCGTGGGGGGCGACGGATTCCATGTCGGCGGCGCGCGCGTCGTCGGAGTGCGGGCGGCGGCCATCGCCGATCCGTCGGGCGGCGCGACTGTGGACGCGGAGGCCCGTTCCGCGCTGACGGCGATATTGGGCGCTTTGCGGGCGCATGGCTTGATTGCGGCCTGA